CGGTGTTGTTCGTGGTCTAATTGTTAGCGGCCCTCCAGGTGTTGGTAAGAGCTTTGGTGTCGAGAAGATCCTTGACGAGTACGAAGCTATGCATAAGCTCGCTGGTGGTAAGGCACCGCGTACAGAAATTGTTAAGGGTTCGATGACCCCGATTGGTTTGTTCCAGACGCTGTACAATAACAGTCAGGAAGGTAACATCCTTGTGTTTGATGACTGTGACAGCATCTTGTTTGATGAGGTCTGCTTGAACATGCTCAAGGCTGTGCTTGACTCAGGCAAGAAGCGTACAATTAGCTGGAAGAGCGAAAGTAACGCTCTGCGTCGTGAAGGCATTCCAGACCGTTTTGATTTTAAGGGTGGCTGTATCTTTATCACTAACGTTAACTTTGAGAACGTTCGTAGCAAAAAGATTCAAGACCACTTGTCTGCGCTGATGTCACGTTGTCACTATATTGACCTTGCAATGGATAGTAGTGCTGACCGTTTCTTGCGTATCAACCAAATTGTTAAGGATGGTATGCTTGCCGAGTATGATTTTGGTGATGCCGGCGACCAAGAAGTTGTAGACTTCATGGTGGAGAAGTCGGCTCGTTTGCGTGAGATCAGCTTGCGTATGGTACTCAAGGTAGCCGACCTTAAGAAGATGGCGCCTGAGAATTGGAAAGACCTCGCAGAGACGACTTGTATGAAGCGTTTTGCCTAAGCACCTCCCACAGCCTAGGCAGGCTCCCTCGGGTAGCAATACCCGGGGGATTTTTCTTATTTGTGTCTTGACAAATAAGTGATATTAGTATATATTATGTAGTATGCAAAAAGTTATTCTAGAAATCCGCGACGAAGTTAATGTAAAGTTTGTTGGACTTGATGTAAAAACACGGCGTAAGATTTCAGACGCAGTGAAATACTTTTTGCCATATGCATACCATATGCCCGCTTATAAGCTAGGGCGGTGGGATGGCTGTGTACGTTATTGTGACGTTGGTGGCCGCACATACTTTAATCTTTTAGATAAGTTGTTACCTTTAGTAGTTGCTGATGGGTATCAAGTTGAAGTAGACGACCAGAGACAACAATGGGACTTTAAGTTTGACCATGTAACTCAAACTGACTATGAACATATTGCATGGCCCGCCAAGCACCCACGTGCAGGCGAGCCTATCCTTTTACGTGACTATCAAGTAGAAGTAATTAATCGTTTCTTAGATAACCCGCAATGTCTACAGCAGATTGCTACCGGTGCCGGCAAGACACTTATTACCGCAGTACTTAGTAACAAATGCGAACCATATGGGCGCAGTATTGTTATTGTACCCAACAAGGACCTTGTTGTACAGACGGAAAAAGATTATAAGAACATGGGACTAGATGTTGGTGTGTTCTTTGGTGACAGAAAAGAGTTTGGTAAGACGCACACTATTTGTACTTGGCAGAGTCTTGCTATCTTAGAAAAGAAAACAAAAGCGGGTGAAGCAGACATAGATGTAGAACAATTCCTTGATGGTGTTGTATGCGTAATGGTAGACGAAGTACACAAAGCTAAAGCAGATGTATTGCGGGATCAGCTAAGTGGTATCTTCCGCAATGTTCCTATCCGTTGGGGACTAACTGGCACCATTCCCAAAGACGAATACGAAGCAGTTGGTTGTATTTGTAGCATTGGTCCAGTCATTGGTAACTTGAGCAGTAAAGAATTGCAAGACATGGGTGTGCTTGCTGACTTGGATATTAACATTCTACAGTTGCAAGATGGTGTTCTTGGTTTTGGTAGTTACGCTCAAGAATTAAAATGGTTGGTATCTGATCCAAAACGAATAGATCAGATTAGTAGTATAGTAAAGGGTTTAAGCAACAGCGGTAATACGTTGGTGCTTATTGATAGGATCGCTACAGGTGAGATGCTAATGGAACGTAGCCCTGATTGGGTGTTCATCAGTGGCGAAATGAAAACAACAGATCGTCAAAAGGAATATGATGAAGTTTCGGACACTAATAACAAGATTATTGTGGCGACTTACGGTGTGGCCGCTGTGGGTATTAATATCCCCCGTATTTTTAATCTGGTTCTTCTGGAACCCGGAAAGAGCTTTGTCCGCGTTATACAAAGCATTGGACGAGGAATCCGTAAAGCGGAGGATAAGGATTACCTACAAGTAGTCGACCTTACCAGTAACTTAAAATACAGCAAGCGTCACATGACCAAGCGTAAAGAATACTATAAAGAGCAAAACTTTAGATACACAATGACTAAGGTTGAATACAAATGACATTAGGCGAACATAAAAATCTTTCGGAAACAGACAAAGCCTTTTTAAAACTAGAAGGACGTTGCACTGGTTGTGGTTGCGACTTAAAAGGTACGTTCAACGTTCACAGTGAATGGTGTGAAAAGTCTCCTGCATTTATCTGGCGCACGAACCCAGATGTTGGCCGGCGCTCCGGAGAGATGCAAATAATGTCATCCGGGCGACGACAAGGTAAAAGTGTCTTTGCTAATATGGTAAACCAATTAAACAAACTATTTGGAAAAGAAAATGAAAATACTAACAGTAGATAACCTATCATATGATTTAGATACAGTACCAAATGAAATAGATGACATTAGGTACTGTGTGCTAGATGCCAGCGACAAACATAATGTTGATTTCTTTTTTCTGCCGCTGATCTTTTTGGAGAGTTTTCATGCTCCAGCTATCTGTCTGCAGATTGGAGAACACTCTGTACAGATGCCAATGGATTGGAGCATATTAATTTGTGACGAGGAATACAGCGGCTTTGAAGTTATTCCTTTAGCTAGTTTAAACAACAGAGGATTTCAAGCACTTGTAATGAATCCTTTGCAAGCCATTTCAATAAGCGCAAAAGAAATTGCAATTACAAACATCTATCAAGATGTTAAATGGTATTTTCCAAAACTAAAAAACGGGCATTTGCTTGCCGTGCCTTTGAGCGGCGGACCAAAACCAAAGTGTGCTTACTTTGTTAAAGAAGCTAACAAAGTTCAAGATATCGATATTGCGGATTTAATCTAATGCTCGATACTGACCCATATAACCTAAAGGGCGAAATTGTCCCCATCCCAGACTTTCCGTTACCCGGCATACAGTACAAAGACGTTACTAGCTTACTGTATAAGCCAGCGGCATTTAAAACCACTGTAGACGCTATTACAGCGTTTGCTAGGGCTAATAACATCACAGATATTGTAGCACCTGATGCTAGAGGATTCATTTGGGGTAGTCCAGTAGCAGTAGCATTAGGTGTACCATTACATCTAGTACGCAAGCCTGGTAAGTTGCCACCTCCAACTGTGGGCATTGAGTTTGAATATGAGTATGCTCAAACTAGTTTGCACATGAAGGCTAATACACCTTTGGATGCATTAAAAAATGTACTAATTATTGATGATGTAAACGCCACAGGCGGAACAGCACTAGCTATTATTGAGTTGCTTAAAAAGTTTAACGTACATCCAATCGAGATCTGTTATGCATGTGTAATTGATCTAAGTTTCTTAGGAGGCACAGTTAAACTACGTGGCGAAGGTATAAAAACATTCAGCGTAATTGAATATGAAAAGGATGAATAATGGGTTATTTTTTTACAAGTGAGAGCGTAAGTGAGGGGCATTCTGACAAGGTTGCCGATTTGATTAGTGATGCAGTGGCAACATATATTTTGGACAAGAATCCTAATCATCGTGCCGCAGTAGAAACTCTAGTTACTACTAACATGGTAACGCTAGCCGGTGAATATAAAAGCACTAAAGAAATTGATAAGAGTGTGATTGCAGACATTGTGCGTAACACAGTAAAGCAGATTGGTTATGAACAAGACGGCTTCCATTGGGACAAGTTGAAGATCTATAACGAACTACATGCTCAGAGCGTAGACATTGCACTAGGTACAGATGACTTCGGCGCAGGCGACCAAGGTCTTATGTTTGGTTATGCTTGTCGTGAAACACCTAACTATATGCCTTCCGCAATCTATTACAGTCACCGTATCGTGGAAGCACTTACTGCTTACCGTAGGAACGGTGCAAAGTGGATGGGACCGGATTCGAAGAGCCAAGTGACGTTCGAATATGACGATGACGCGACCCCGGTCCGAATTGCTAAAGTTGTGTGTAGCACACAGCACAGTGACGATATGGACATCGAAAAAGTTCGTAAGTATGTTAAAGATATCATCCTAAGAGTCTTGCCAGCTGAACTCGTAGACAATGCCACTGAGTTTTATATTAATCCTACTGGCCGTTTTGTTATTGGTGGCCCAGACGGCGACACCGGGCTTACTGGTCGTAAGATTATTGTAGACACATATGGTGGCTATAGTCCTCATGGCGGCGGCGCTTTTAGTGGAAAGGACCCTACCAAAGTAGACCGTAGTGCCGCTTATATGATGCGTTACCTGGCTAAGAACATTGTAGCAAGTGGACATGCAGATTGGGCCACATGCCAAGTTAGCTATGCAATCGGTATTAAAGAACCAATGAGCTTTTATGTTGAAAGCAATGGCAACAGTCGAGAGCTTACTGATTGGATTCTAAAAAATGTTGATCTAACACCAAAAGGAATCATTGACAAGTTCGACCTGTTTAGTGTACAATTAACTGATACAACGAACTATGGTCACTTTGGCAAAGACAATTTGCCTTGGGAACAGGTAGACTTAGACATTAAACTATGACAACTAAAAAAGAACCTGCTATCCCATTAAAGGATATTATGGCAGCACTGGACAAAAAGGACAGAGGCTTTTATAGTCGCTTGACTGATGAACAGAAGAAAGCATTTGTGCCTTGGATGATGATGCGTTATGCTAGTAGCGTACAAGGTCGTAATGCCGCACATTATTTGTTTATGATTAATGAACTTGTTAACAAAAACTTTAGCGATGTTAGTAAGCATCCAGAACTACAGTGGTTATTGATGACAGCAGCCGGCTCTGGTAAAGTAGAATTCCATCCTTATATTAAACCACCTAACAGTAAAAAGAAAAAAGATAAAGTTAGAGATTTTGTTAGTGGCATTTATCCTTTGCTGAAATCCAGCGAGATTGATATGTTGCTAGAATTAAATACCAAAGAAGATCTAATAAAGTTAGCAGAGGCACATGGTTACGACGACAAATCCATCAAAGACATCTTTGGAAAGTGACACTGTCTGCAAGTGGTGTGAAAAAGAGTTTCGTAACGAGCGAACTCTAGCCGCGCATATGTGTCCAAAGAAGCGGCGCTGGGCCGACCGTGAAATGACTCATGTTCGTTTAGGATATAGAGTATTTCAAATGTTTTATGAACTAAACACAGCCGCTGCCAAACCTAAAAGCATGGAAGACTTTATCCGTAGTCAATACTATGAAGGCTTTGTTAAGTTTGGACGTAGTTGTGTACGCAATGAGTATCTAGATCCAGAGAAGTTTGCTGAGTGGTTAATTAAGAATGGCAAGAAGCTAGCTGACTGGAACAAGGATAGTTTATATAACGAATTCTTGTTAGAGTATGTAAAGAAAGAAACTGGATTACGAGCTCTAGAACGTAGCATATTATATCTTGCTGAATGGGCTGACGATAACAGTTGTGATTGGCAAGAATACTTTAAAGTAGTTAGCACACCACGTGCTGTACATGATATTAGAAGTGCAAAGATTAGTCCTTGGTTAATCTATCTTAGTGCATCTGGTGCAGAGTTACTTACTCGCTTCAGCAGTGAACAAGTTAAGATGATTGACGATCTTATCAACGCTAAGTTTTGGGTCAAAGTGTTTGCTAACAATGCAGAAGAAGTCGAAGCAGTTAGAACAGCTTGTGAGGCAGCAGGAATATGAACTTAGAACTAGAAGCATACGAAGGCGAGCTTACACAACTACGTCGAGTATTTAAAATGGTAAGACACTTATCAGCTGAAAAGCTAGAAGGTGTATACTTTATCTGTGGTGAAGCAGGTGAAAAAGATGAAATGGGACTACCGGAAAAGATTCTTGTATGCCCTTCATATGGTCTGGATGGATTTGCCATCTACACTAAGACATCGGCCTATTCGGCCCCCGAGTATTAAGAGGTAATAATGATTAGAGTATTATTTTTATTCCTTGCATTGTTTGCAATCTTTTTTCTAGGTATCAAAGGTTTCATTGCACTGACAGGAAAAGAAAAATTAGAGTTGACAAAAACTCTAGTATATAGTATAGTATGTAGTATTGTAGCAATGTTGATAATTGTTGCAATGGTCGTATTGTTTTAACTAAGAGGATATTTAAGTATGAAGCGTTTTCTAATTGCCCCGCTGGTCATTGCTATTGGTCTTGCCGCAACGGGTTGTACACGTATTGAAACTGGTGAAGTAGGTGTTCGCGTTGGCTTTGACAAGCAGGTCAAGCAGGGTGAGCTCCTACCAGGTAGTTTTAACCAGACCATTGTTGGCGATGTACTAACTTTCCCAGTTAAGGATGTGCAGGTTGATGTCAAGGATATGACACCACTTGCATCCGACAACTCAACTGTAGCAGACTTTGATATGAGTGTTGTCTACAGCGTAAACCCAACTAGTGTTGCAGAAATCTACACCACTAAGAACCGTGGTTTCCATGCTGTAACCGAAGATGGTGACACGCTACTGATGTACAACTACATCTTCCAGCTTACTCGTAATGCTGCCTACAAGGTTGCACGTAAGTACGAGTCACTGAAGATGGCAGACAACCGTGCAGAGATTGAGAACCTTATCCGTGCAGAAATCGTTGAAAGCCTCAATGAAGAAAAGCTAGGCAACTCAATTACTATTTCGCAGGTGTTGGTACGTCAGATTACTCCAGCTGAAAGTATTGTAGCAAGTGCTAATGCATTGGTTCGTGCTCAGAACGAAATGAAACAGAAGGAAGTCGAAGTTAAGACTGCAAAGCTAGAAGCTGAACGTATCGCGGCTCTTAACGCTAACGCCGGTGCTACCAAGTACATGGAAGCAACTGCATTAGTCACTCTTGCAGAAGCTGTTAAGGCTGGTAGGGTACAGACCATTGTTGTCCCTTACGACTTCAAGGGTATTGTAAACGTAGGCAAGTAATCTAAAATGATACAGCGAGCAGTAGGCTTTGTTCTCACACTATTAGTAGTGTTTGGTCTTAGCTTGCTGCTCGTTCCTTTATTTGCAATGTTAATTAGTGTACTTAATAAGGTTATATTAAATGCTGTTTGAAACTGACACAACAAGAGCGCAAGATATTAAGAATATTGGTGCGCTTGACAATCCACAGCCCGGCGACTACTGGCAGGAAATGTTCTGTCCTTATTTTATTGTAGTTGATGCTGATAAGGAAGAGGACAGTTATACCGTTCTAAGTTGCATGGGTGGCCCAGACAGTTATAATCGCAAAGACGAACCTTGTGCTAAGATTGAACACAAAGACGGGTGGAGTTTTGATTACTCCAAAAGCATGAAAGTAAATCATGCATGGATTGAAAAGGCTGTGAAGTACGGCAGTATAAATGGCTTTGTTGCCGATGTTATCCGCAGTGAAAAAACAAAGACTATTGCAGAAGGATGGCAAAATCATCGCGTTAGTGAACTAGTTAAAGAGTTGCGTTCATTGGGCCCGGCTACAATGGAATACTTCCTAAACGAGATCAAGGGATAGATATGGCAAAAGAAGCCCCGGTACACTACGACAGAATTGGCAAGCTCATTGAATTAGGGGACATGGTCGCTGTAGCAGACTATAATGGCCTTATGCTGGGACGAGTGACCAAACTCAATCAAAAGATGATTAAGGTTAAGCGTTTTCCTACTGGTAGTCGTAATTATGAAAAGAACAAATATCCACGGGAGTCTATTAAACTAGATCCTGATGATGTTGCTATTCATATCTTGCAAGGAGGCGACTAATGGTTACTAGAGAACAAATTATTAACAGCATGTGCTATACTTATAGGCATGACTACGGACTCACGATTAGTGAGGACGATAAGATGTACACTTTAAATAGTGGTGTCACAGAAACAGAGCGCAAGGCTATTTGGATTACAATGGCACAGATATTTGACAACGACATTGCGCCATATATGGAATTTAAAAATGAAATACAGAAAGAAACCAGTAGTAATTGAAGCCAAGCAGTTAACTAAAGAATCGTTTTTTGATATTTTAGAATGGATGGGTAAAGACAAGTATTCTTTTTGGACTACTGATACACCATCATATATCTCGATTAACACACTTGAAGGTGTAATGAGGGCTAGCTTAAACGATTTTATTATTAAGGGCGTACAAGGAGAGTTCTATCCTTGCAAGCCAGATATATTTGAACAAACCTACGAGGCCCTAACAAATGAAGAGTGAAGTAAATTTAATTGGCGTAACAAAACCTAGTGCTATTACAGATTGCCATACACCTGGTGACCTAGTTGCATACACAGCACGAGTTAGCAATCCGGCTAATCAAAACAACACACAAACAGCACCTAAACTGCTAAAGTATCTAATTAGAGAAAAGCATTGGAGCCCGTTTGAGATGGTGCATATGACATTGGAAATTAAGACCACACGTGATATTGCACGACAGATTCTACGCCACCGTAGCTTCAGCTTCCAAGAGTTTAGCCAGCGTTATGCTGTAGCAGAGAACATTGGATGTGATAGAGAAGCACGTCTACAGGATACTAAGAATCGTCAGAATTCAGTTGAGGTCAATGATCCTGAAATGCAGGAAAGCTGGAACATGCAACAGGCAAAGGTTCGTAATGCCGCACAAGCCGCTTATAAGTGGGCATTGGATAATGGCATTGCTAAAGAACAGGCTCGTGCAGTACTACCTGAAGGTCTCACACAAAGCACATTGTACATGGCAGGCAATTTGCGCTCTTGGATTCATTATATTGACCTACGTGCATCAAATGGCACACAAAAGGAACATATGATTATTGCAGAGCAGTGCAAGAAAATTGTGTTAGAACATTTTCCTATGCTCGAGGAATACTGGGCTACCAATGAAGATTGACTTTGATGTAGATATTGATATGGCTAACCGTGAGGACTTCTTGCGGGTAGTTAATCACACGCCTGCAAGTATCAAATCAGAAGCCGGCGTTTATTCTAAACATAATACCGGTGTATATTTTCAAACAATACCAACCTTTCCTTTAGATGGTTTTAGTAGTATTGACTATGAAGCTGCCGAAGAGGAAGGTTGGTTTAAAGTAGACATTCTTAACAATGGCATCTACAAAGATGTTAGAGATGACGCTCATCTTAAACAGTTAATGGACACCGAGCCATTATGGGACTTACTTGAGCATGAAGATTTTGTAATCCAGCTATTCCACATTAACAACTATGCTAAAATTCTAGCACACTATAAACCAACATCAGTAGAACAACTTGCTATGATACTGGCAATGATTCGCCCAGGCAAAAAGCATCTAGTTGGTAAAAGTTGGGAAGAAATATCATGCGATGTTTGGACTAAACCCAATGAAGGTTATTACTTCAAACACAGTCATGCTGTTGCGTATGCAGTTGCTATAGTAGTTCAGATGAACTTAATTTGTGAAAAAATTAGCTACGGCTACAATTAAGATGGCCGGCGTATAAGTTGAATACTACGCCTTTTAATACGTTTTTTAAGTAAATTTTGTAGACTTGTCATAGGCCCAAATAGTACGTTAACATCTTTAATAACGAACGTTCTTAAACACGGTTTAAAAGGCTTCATTTCGTGATGTAAAAATACATCAATGGGCAACATTCGGTTGCTCTCCCACCACCACATATCACCTAAAATTAAGAATTCTTTCTTAAGGTCAACTGTAGGAATAAGCTCAACGTCATAAAAAGTGATAATACTGTTGTCGTGATTAACAACAATACCTACATAGTCTTTTTCTAAATAATGAAGTCCGGTGAGAAACTCGAGTTTTGAATAATCTTCTTCTTGCATGTAAATGATATTTATTAACTACAACTATAAATCTTGTGCTTATTGGAAACGTATTTCAGATAAATAGTAATATGAACAGCAACTTTAAGCTCTATTTGTACGATACTACTATTGATCTAGTTGTGTCGCCAAGCAGTATTTATGTGGATAACAAGCCTATGAACAACAGAATTTTGAGCGCACACAAGGGTGTAAACAACGAAATTTACTTTAATATCAGAGATCGCGATAGAAAACTGCAAAATGTTTTTAGCGATGTATTAAGGGTTTACCTTATTGAGCCTGATGCTAAAAGACGTATATTAACTAAAACTCTATCAAACACATCTGATGTAGGGATAGTAAAGCTGGTTCTAACAGAAGGTGATTTAGCAGATACTGATCCTGGTTTGTATCAAATTCATATCACAAGATCAACCCAAGAAGATATTGACTTGCCTGTGTATATGGATCAAAATAATAATATTCGTTTAGATATTAGAATTACCGATCAAGCAAGCGTTACTCCTGTAAGTACTCAAGAAGAAACAGTGTTCACTCAAACAGCAAATACACTGTTAGGTGATACAACAAATGTTTATGTAAGTAGCGCACTTTACGGAAATTTAGAGAAAAACTTTATTAATTCTCAACACACTGTAGGTATCTATACTTCATCGTATACCGGTAACATAACAATACAAGGTAGTTGCTTAATAGGTGTACCTGACATTGATGATATGAGTAAGGATTGGTTTAATGTTCAAACTGTGAGTTTAAGTAATAGCAGTGTTATTACCCATAGAACATTTAACGTTAATGCAAATTGGATTAGAGTTATCCATACTCCAGACTCGGGTACTGTAGATAAAGTAGTTCTACGCAATTAATTCTTGACATTTACAACGAACCAAGTATAATACAACTATGGACTTAGACTCTATAGTTGAAAATGTTCACCGCTTGGTGATGGATCATTTACCTATTCGTACCACTAAAACTCCTAGTGGCTGGCTTACGTTTAACTGCCCTATGTGCAATGATAAACGTAAACGTGCCGGCGTGATATCTAAGTCTGCAAAAATTTCCTATAATTGTTTCAACTGTAAATATACAACTGGCTGGAGTCCTACACCCTATATCGGACAAAAGTACAAAGACTTAGCTACTAGGTTAGGCGCAAGTGACGAAGACATTCATAAAGTTCAAATTGAGTTACTCAAGCACAAAGAAGAACTAGAAGGTGTTGACGATGATAATTACGTCTACAATTTTTCTAAATTTGAGATTGTTGAGCTGCCTGAAGAAGTAATGTTAGTTGAAGATTTACCGGCAGAGCATGAAGTACGTCAGTACGCTAAACAGCGTGGATTAGAAGGACTATGTACTCTTTTATATTTTCCTAACGATCCATTGTATGCAAAACGTTTAGTTGTACCGTTTACATTTAATGGTGATATTGTAGGTTGGACTGCAAGACATATTAATCCACCAGATAAACAAACACCAAAGTACTTGCATAAGATGAGCCCCGGCTTTGTGTTTAACATCGATCGTTTCGCCGACAGCGAACGAGAGATTGTGATAGTGGTTGAAGGTGTGTTTGATGCTATTGTTGTGGATGGTGTTGCAGTATTAGGTAATCACGTTACACCAGAGCAAGCATATTTAATTGACAAATTAGGTAAAAGAATTATACTTTGTCCTGATAGGGATGAACCCGGCAAAGAATTAATTGAAGAAGCCTTAGCATTAGGTTGGGAGGTAAGTTTTCCTCCATGGTCTAAGGACGTTAAAGATGCAGCCGATGCAGTAGCTAAATATGGTAGACTACTTACTGTTGCTAGTATTATCAAACACGCTACAGACAATAAAATTAAAGCACAAGTAAAGGCAAAGATGCTATGAAGTTATTTGTTAACGGGTGTAGTTTTACACACGGCCACAAAGGTTGGGATAATGATAAAAACCCTCCTGACTGGGTATGGCCTAGTATCATGTCTAGTAACTTTGAAGAAACTGTTAATTTAGCGTGGCAAGGCGGCAGCAATGCTAGGATAGTTAGAACAACATTAGATTTTTTTGATAATGTAAAAGATCCTAAAAATTGGCTAGCTGTTATTCAGTGGTCTGCATATATACGTTTAGAGTTTCATGACGAGGAGTCAGACACGTACTTTGGCTTTTGTGGGGCTAATGATCAACCTGTTTTAACAGGACCTGATACAAATAAATTCATTGATATTCCAATTAGATTCCGTAAAAAAATTTTGTACCATTTAGAATCTATACATACTCAATCAAATCACCAGTTGATTGAACAGTTGGTTTACCATCAGTACATACTAAGTGAATTTTTTACTAAGAAAAATATTAAATTTTTATTTACAGGTATGAATTCTAGCTCACAAATTCCACGTGACTTTGAGCATCCTTTACTGAAACTAATACCAAATAACAATATACTTTTGCCTATGTCACATCTTGTTAATAACCGTACACCAAATTTACTTGAAAGCGATACTGATTCTCATCCTAATAAACTGGGTCATACAGTGATTGCTAACTATATAACTAATGAGCTTAAACAGAGAAACTATCTATGAGTGACGTAAAAGACTATAACGAAGAAGTACAAGAATTATTTTTGAGGTTCTTAATCAGCGACCACGATTTATTTGCTCGATGTCAAAACATTGTAAGAAGCGAGTTCTTTAATCGCAAGTTTAAGCCTACTGTTGACCTTTTAGTTAGTCACAGCACTAACTATAACAGTATTCCGACTATTGAGCAAATTAATGCTGTAGGTGGACTACAGTTGGAAGTTATAGATAATGTAACTCCGGATCATCAAAATTGGTTTATGGATGAGTTCGAAACTTTCTGCAAACACAAAGCCTTAGAAAAAGCAATTATTGAAAGTACTGATTTATTAGAGAAGCAACGCTATGGCGAAGTTGAGAATAAAATTAAAACAGCTACACAGCTGGGACTAGTTAAAGACTTAGGTTTAGATTACTTTGCTAATCCCAAAGAACGACTAGAGTGGATTAAAAACCAAGCCGGTGCTATTAGTAGTGGTTGGAAGGGTATTGATCAAAAGTTATATGGCGGACTTAACAGAGGCGAGATTACGATCTTTGCCGGAGGCTCTGGCGCAGGTAAGAGTTTGTTCTTGCAGAACTTTGGTGTTAACTGGAGTCTTGCAGGACTTAATGTTGTTTACATCAGTCTAGAACTTAGCGAACAACTTATCAGTATGCGACTAGACAGCATGGTAAGTGGCTATGCCGCAAAAGAAATTATGCGTAATGTAGACGATGTTGATCTTAAGGTACGTATGAAAGGCAAAGGCGCTGGTAAGTTTCGTGTTAAGCAAATGCCCAGCGGTATTACTGCTAACGACATTAGAGCATTCTTGCGTGAGTATGAAATTCAAAGTGGTGTTAAGGTAGATGCATTATTAGTAGACTACTTGGATCTTATGATGCCCATTGCCGCAAAGATCAGCGCAGAAAACTTGTTCGTTAAAGATAAGTTTGTATCCGAAGAGTTGCGTAATCTAGCAATGGAACGTAATATGTTGTTAGTAACTGCATCGCAGTTGAATCGTGCAGCCGTTGAAGAAATTGAGTTTGACCACAGCCACATTGCTGGTGGTATCAGTAAGATTAACACAGCAGACAACGTAGTAGGTATCTTTACCAGTAATGCTATGCGCGAGCGTGGACGCTATCAAATTCAGTTTATGAAAACACGTAGCAGTAGCGGTGTAGGCAGTAAAGTAGACCTTAAATTTAATCCAGATACACTACGTATTGAGGATCTAGAAGAAGGCGAAGAAGACGCACAAACAGTTACTAGTGCCGGCTTATTAGAGCAATTAAAGCGTAATAGTGTCATTAAAGCAGAAGAACCTAACGCCGCCAATACTGTTAACGAGAGCTTGCAGTTAATGAGTTTTCTAAAATCCAAAAAGTGATAAATACTTACACTATAGCTTATAGGGAAAGTTATGTCCAAGTACCGTAGTATTATTGAAGAAC